AGAGCAAACAGATCCAAATCGCATAGGTCTCCTAAAAAGTTGTTAAACAGATTATTGCACAACAAACAAACTGTTGGCAATTAAAGTAAAAAAATATCCGACGGAATCAACGGGTTAATGCGTTGGCTAGATCGGCCTCAGCCTTGGCAAGTGCTGCGCGAGCCTTTTCAACGGCTGCGGTGTTGGCCTCAAGCATGGCTTGGTTCTTGTAATCTTTGACATCTTGCGGGACATCAATCCAATTCCATGAGACCGTGTTTGCCCACTCAAGCGCGCGGCCGTAGTGTTTCTTTTCTTGAGCGCGCCACTCTTCGACGGCCTCGGCATACAGCTTGCGCACAATCGCAATTGCCTCCTCTTCCGATTCGCATGGGTAGACATTTGTCTCGCCTCCGCTGCCATCGCCCCAGCGGTTGATGCGCCACTGCAGATCACCCTTGGTGGTGCCAAACAGTGTGAGCAGCTTCATGTCTCGGTTGTAACGGTCGTAGCCGTCGACACCCTTGAGCGCATCGTCCTTGGAGATCAGCGTCGGCGCGCCGTAGCCTGGCACCTGAAGAAAGTGCGTGAACTTGCCGTCCAAGTAGTCTTCAATGCGCTTGAGAGCCAGGTGTTGCTTCAGCTTCTTGAGTTGCTCTTGGTACTTGCGGCCGCACTCATCCAGTTCCTTGTTGACGCGCTTGAGCTCCTCGCGCTTCTCTGTGATCAGCTTGTCAAGCTCATCGACTTTGGCCTCAAGTTTGACGGTGGGTGGCGTTGAGAATATTTCCCGCCACTCTTCTGGGGCACCCCAGTGAGGCTCGCCATAGTCGCCGCCCTCGTACTCTGGTGCAACAAGGTGTGACCCGCCGTAGCTGGCGATGTAGGCGCCTTGCTGGCCGTGGATGTTGTAGACGGTGTCGCCTTTGTTGAATGTGTTGGTGGTGTTCATTTGAGTGGCTTGTATGTTGGTGGGTTTGAATAGCGGTTGATCATGGCTTCATTGCGCGCCTGCATCTCTTCGTGGGTGAGGCGCGCGGTGGGCGACGGTTTCGGCTTGGCCACAGCCTTTGTGCTCGCTGCCTTTTTGGGCGCCTTGCGTGCACGGTGGTACTCGCGCAAGTAGGCCTTGCGCTCTTCGTGGGTCATCTTTGACTGAGGTGGACGTGGCGCATCTGGCGGGACCATGACCACCTTGTAGACGGCCTGCTGCTTCTCGCCAACCGGGTCAATCCAATGCGAGACATACGCGTCAGGCATGCGCTTGAGTGCACGGTATAGGCTGTGACCCTTTCCTGGGATGCGCTCATTCATGTGCTTGAGCGTCATGCCTTCTGGGTGCTGGCGCAGCAGCGCACGGATCTGCAGACGGAACAGGCCGCCTTGATTGTCGCGTTTGCGTTTAACTGGCTCGGTCATTTTGCGCAGCCTTTCATGTATGCGTTGATGGAGGCCTGGCTACGGGTGGACAAGACTTCGCAGTCCTTGCGCCACACGCCGACGTCCAGCGCCACAGTGATAACGGCAGCCAGACAGATCATGGCCATCAGCCAGCTGGTGTCTTCTTTGAGTAATGTGAAATCGCAGTTCATCGCTTTTGTCCTCGTTCTTTGACTGGGTTGAATGTGCCGTCGGCAAAGCGACGGAATAGGGATTTGTTGTTCTTGGTCGCATGCCGCTTATCGCTGGCAGTGTTGGACATCACAAAGAAGGCTGTGCTTCCTTGGCTGTTTCTCAGGTTCAACTTGTAGTGGTCGCCGCCAGTTTGCGAGAGGCTGAGCACCTCAAGGCCGAAGCGCTGCGCCAGTTTGATTGCGTCGCGTTGTGTTGACCTCATGCCGTCCTCGCAGTCGCGTTACCGCAGAGTTCAACCATCTCGTCGACGGCGTCATCGCCAGGGTCGCGGATCGGTCTTAGGCAGCAGTCTTCTGCCGCGGCGATGCGTCCGCCAGTGTCGGTACGAAGATCGCCCTCGTAGAGCCACGCGTGAACCTGCTCTTCTGGTACGTCATTCAGCTTGAGCAGCGTAGTGACACGAATGATGCGGCCCAGCATGTCTGGGTATTGAGATCGAATGACCATGGCCATGTCGTTTGGTTTGCAGTTCATATTTCCCTTTCGTTGATGGTGCAACAGATTATTGTGTAATAAACAAATGGTTGCAAGCGCAGGCAAAAAAAGACCTTCAGTTTTGGTCGGGATTTAATTCAATCCACCAGTCTTTGCCACCTTGGGTGCTCATCCACGGCTTAAATGGCGCAGGGTGCACGTGGATGTCTTCGGCCACGCAGGTATTGACACCCCACTTGTATGCCTGCTTCCATGCCTGGCGTTTGCTGGCAAACACCCTGTAGCCTGGCGCACCCGCTTGCATGTGGCGAGGGTGATAGACGAGGAATGACTTGCGGCGGTGGGTCATAGCAGGCTCCCGAATGTCATCGGCATGCCGGCTGATGCCTGAATGAACGCGATGTTGAGAGCGTTGCGTGCCTCGCGCAGGCGTTCGCTTTCTTTGAAGTGAAAGTAGTCGAAGTCGTAGCCGGCGTAGTGCTCGCGCAGCTGGGCGACCTCAGCCTTGGACTCGAGGTATTCGTCTAGCAGTTCTGTGAAGGTGGTCATGCGTTTTTCTCCTTTAGGATTTTCTCGGCGTAGTCCATGGCATCAAGGCGATTGCCGCCGAAGTCTTGGTCAATGAACGCCTGCTTGTCGGCTTGGGTCAGACCAACCCATGCGCGCTGTTGTGGTTTGGTGTAGACGGGCTCCTTGGTCGATGTGTTGTGACCACAAGACGGGCACTCATACGCACCATCAAAAGGCGTGAGGCAGCAGTCGCATAAATACGCTTCACCCACAGGCTCAACCTGCTCTTGCTCATCCATCACGCACTCAATGCAGCTGCAATATGAAGTGCCGCAGTTTTGTGGGCGCTTCTGCTCTTGCTTGACATTGCCAACACTCACGTCGCCAGTGGCAGAGTCAACACTGATCCTGTCATTTGATACCGCGGCTTTGTCTGCGTAGGGCTGCTGCTTGTCCTGCAACGTAGTGAGCAGCTGGTCGATTTTCTGAACAAGCTCAAGATGGGCCTTGAGCATGACCATGGAGAACTGGTCGTAGGGGATAGTGGCTTCCGATTTTTCGGAGGTTGTGGGAGTCATGTAGATTCTTTCGTTGGCCAAGGCGCAACCGGCACCCAAACGGTTTTCTGTGGGATGTGCTGACGTGCTGCAGAGCAGGCATCGCCAGCGCGAATCACCTTGGTCGAGCCCTTGCGGGTTGCTGCGTTCAGCACTTCCTGTGTGATTGGCTCAGCCTTACCTGCGCGCGTGGCAGCGGTCGCCATCTTGGCCAAGCGCTCAGGCTTGTAGGGCACGTAGGGCTTGCGCACATACGGCGGGCGAGGCGCATTGGCTGGCTCGGCCACACAGCCCCATACCTGGCGCTGACCGTTCCAGCGCATCACGTAGCAGCCATAGGTGGCATGCAGGCGCTTTGCCACGTTGGTGTACTCGCGGCCCAAGGCTTTGGCGATAGCCCAGATCTCAAGGCCGTCTGGGTGCTTCAGCAACAGATTGCGCAGCTGTTTCGCGGTATCGCCGTTCATAGCGGTGCGTCCTCAAAGTTGTCGGGGTTGAACTTGGGCACGCGATTGCCGCGGTCCATGGGGTTGGGGTAGGGCGGGAAGGGCCAGTTCATATGTGACTCCGTGGGCGGACAAATCCGTGCTTTGGTGAGATGTCCAAGCCGCAATGGGCTCGGAAGACCTTGCCGCACTTGCAGCAGGCCCACTCAACGCGCTCGGTGTAGGATGGGTGCGTGTAAATCTCTTGGTGCCACTTCAAGTGAGCGTCGTAGCCTGCGCCATTTGGTGGGCGTTCTGGCTCTGGGATACCTGTCTGGTGCAGGTCGCGCAGCATGAACTCGTGACTGCAGGCGGCCCTGAATAGGTTGCGCAGCCAGTTCATTTGGCTTTCCTCGCCTCAACTCGCAGCGTGTGGCCAAGCATGCTGCCGCCTGCAATCAAGCGGGCCACGCCCATGGCGGCCTCGTGGCGGGTTGGAAATGAGCCAAGCCCGATCCAGCCGCACATTGGGTAGTACTCCTCAATCACGAACTCCATGCCCTCAATGTGTGGTGTCTTCAGTAATTCCATGGCTTGGCTCCAATTGCTGCAGCGCGTGCCTTGGCGTCTGCCTTGTTGTCGAAGTAGCCGGCGGTCTCAGATTCGACCAGGCTCGGTGTCTCGCTGATGATCAGCTGCCAGCGCTTGCCAGCCTTGAAGATGTGTGCGTATTTCATGTTGGCTCCTTAGTAGTTGCGGGTAAGAGGGGTGCCGCGGCCAGACAGCTTGGCGACCAGTTTGAAGATGGGGTCAGCCACCGCGGCATGAGCCAAGTAGCGGACCTCCAGGTTGTGAGTGATGTACTCGGCAAACCAGAGCGCGACGCCCTGGTTGTTGATCGCGCGACGGATGCGGTAGCTGGCGGGTGTCATGGGTACCTCAATCAGCGTGAGTGAAACAACTGAAAGCCGTAGTCGCGGACCAGCACATGCGCAGCGCGGATGGCAATCTCGCGGACGAGCTCTTCGTAGGTGTAGGTGTCGGCGAAGCTGACGCTGTCGGCTTGGCCGTCAATGACAGCCAGTCGAGCCTTGGTGTCGATGGCGACGCGGCCAGTGGCCATGACTAGGTCAACGGTCGTTGGACCTGTGTAGTGCTTGTCATTGCGGGTGTCTAAAAGTAAAAGCATGTGTAACTCCTGTGCTGTTTGTTTCGGTGTGAACACATTGTTGCACAACAACCAGAATGTTGTAAATAGAACAACCCCAAGTTTCACTCGGGTATTACTTGAGCAGTCAACGAAAAGAGGATGAGCGGGCTACGGTGGTGGACCGCAAGGCAACAAACTGCTTGGTGAAAGCAACAGAATGTTGTACAATCGCGTCACCCAATGAGGTTGACTGGCGCACCTGTAGGTCGCTGGAATAAAGAACAACACGGCAGTGCCACTTCACCCTCTGAGGGAGAAGTCACGCCCATACATATCGCGGGATAGCTCAGCCTGGTAGAGCGTTTGGTTCATACCCAAATGTGCGGCGGTTCAAATCCTCCTCCCGCAACCATTATTTGTAGTCCTTGCCTGGAGCAAGGGTAAGCGGTGCTGCGGAACCGGCAACGGCGTTAAACATCGAAGCGCAGCTTCAATCAATGTGTGGAGCCCGCTACAAATCCAACAATCCCTTATCGCCCGACTTGAGTGTCGAGGCCGACTAGGGCGAACAAACCCACTCCGGTGGGTTTTTTCATTTCTGGCCCACGCCAGTCGTGACGCCATGATCAAAACCTTTGAACGAAACAACCTCGGACGCGACCTAGCTGTTGGGGACATCCACGGCCAGTTCACTCGCCTGAAGGCTGCACTCGCTGAGATTGGCT